ACCTCAACAACGCTGAGTGTCTTTAACGACGACGCCACCACGGTCGATCACAAATCCACCGTCTCGGATGATGCCACCACCTACGACCGTGGCGAGATTGTGGGCGGGCCGTAAATGGCGAATCTCGACACGCGATCCAAGCGGGCCTCCTCGGTCCAGATGCTGGTGCCGAGCCTGGCGGCTCCGGTATTACCAGACGGCACCATTGGTCAGGGGGATCGGCAGCATATTGCATGGACCTATAGCGGGATCTTGGCCGCTGCTGCTGGCGCGGCCGTCTATTCCGGTCGTGGGGTGGCCCGAGGTATTGGGCGCGGAGTGATGCGCTAGATGGAACTCTGGCGGCCCCCTAATGCGGCCACGGTGATCTGCTTCCCGATTGTGGATGCCGATGGCGACGTGGTGACCGGGGCGGCAAGTTTAGACTCGGAATATATGGCGTGGGCCGACGGGGCGGCCCCCACGGGCGGAGCGATGGCCGATCTCGCTGGGGAAGCCACGGAGATTGGGTCGTCTGGGATTTACTCCCTGACGGTGACGGCCGCCGAACTCCCGACGGCCTCTCCCTATGTCTACATTCAGGTGAAGACCGGCACGGCGGGGGCGAAGACTCAGCATCTCTTGATTAACACGGCGACCCAGTATGTGGATGTGCAACGCTGGCGGGGGACGCAACCGCTTTTACTCACCGCCCAGCGGGTGGACGTGACCGTCGGAGCCATGCAGGCGAATGTGGTGACGGCCTCGGCCATCGCCTCAGCGGCCATTGATGCCGACGCGATTGCGGCCGATGCGATTGGGGCCTCCGAATTGGCCACCGATGCCGTGGCGGAAATTGTGGATGCGGTGTGGGATGAACTGACCGGGGATCACGTCACCGCCAATACCCAAGGCCAGGTCATGCAGCGGTTACAGTACGCTACGGTGTACCTCAATGGGTCCATCGCCCTCGTGCAAACCGATACGGATGACATTCAGACTCGGCTCCCGGCCGCCTTGGTCGGGGGGCGCATGGATGCCAGCGTGGGCGCGATGGCCGCGAATACCCTCACGGCGTCGGCGCTGGCGACCGATGCGGTAAATGAAGTGGTGGATCAGGTGTGGGATGAGGTCACGGGCACGCATACCACTGCGAATACCCAAGGAGAAGTCCTTTCCCGGTTGCAGTATGCCACGGTGTATCTCGACGCAGCGGTTTCCACCCGACTGGCCCCGACCACGGCGGGGCGGACGCTGGATGTGGACGCCTCCGGGGGATGTGAGGTGGGCACAGTCGCTACGGGCGCGATTGTCGCCGGGTCGTTTGGGTCCGGGGCCATCGACGCCACCGCGATTGCGGCCAACGCGATCACCTCCTCTGAACTGGCCCAGAGTGCAGCCCAGGAAGTGGCCGATGAAGTCTTGAACCGTGACATTGCGGGGAGCGCCTCCGGGGGCGCACGCATCGTGCGGGATGCGTTGCGAGCCTTGCGGAATCGGACCGCGATTGCGGCGGGAACCCTGACTTGTTATCAGGAAGATGATGCGACTGCCGCATGGACTGCGACGGTGACGACCACCGCCGGTGACCCGATTTCACAGGTGGACCCTGCATGAACACGCTGAGGCGATGGTGTCAGCGTCTCGGTCTCTGGCTGGCCCGGTGGGGCGGATGGGAAGAGTTCATCTGTCTCCTGCCGCATGAGTGTCTTCGGTCTCATGCCGACGTGGACCCTCTGGTGCTGGAGACGGCGAAGGAGTGGGTCAGTCAGGAAGAGACTGAACATCCTGAACCGGGATACGGAGAGGCCAAACGGCACCGCGTGTACGGGCGCCTCCTCAAGATGTTCCCCGATCATCCGAAGCGGGAACTCTCATGGGCGATTGAAGCGGCCCTGGAAGCGCCCTGATGCTGATTCGAGGCGTCGGGACGCATTGGTCATGGGGGGATGGACCGGCCGGAGCCGTCACGACCCGCCACAAGCGGATGGCCCCCATCATCCAGCGGCGGCGGCGGAACCTTCGCCACCGCATGGTCTGGTGGCTGATCTGGCTTATAGGGCTATGAAATGAGCGCCACAACCATCGTGACCACTTTCGCCGATTGTTACACGGCCTTGTTGAATCGGATGCGAAACACGTTGGGGTCTGCCACCCCATCCACAACCAATCTAAACTACTCGAAAGGGCTAATTAACGAAGCCAATCATGACCTGCATCTCCAGCAGAACTGGCCCTGGTCGGAGCGAGACGCCATCCTGATTACTCATGCCAAGTATTCCACGGGCCAGGTCTCCATTGCCTCTACAAGCCGCACGACGCTGGAAGGGTCGGACGGCCTCTGGAATACGGCGGTCTCGGGGATGGGATTCAACAACGTGCGGGTGGGGGGCAAACTGACGTTCTCGGGGGACACAGAGGTCTACACGGTGTCGGCGGTCTCCTCCGACACGGCCGGGACGATTGATTCCCGGTACATCGGCAACCAGACGACCGCCACCGCCTATGCGCTGGCGAACGCCTCCTATACCTACTTCGAGGACGAGTACGCCCTGGCCTCGGACTTCTGGCGGCTCGTGGATGCCAGGATGTTCTCGGAGGCGTGGGAGATCCCCATCGTGGCGCGGCAGGAGTTTTACCGGGCCTATCCCCGAAACAGTGTGCCAAGTACCCCTCGGATCGCCACCATCATTGAATTGGGGCCAGGGACCTCGACGGCCCTTCGGCCCCGGATCGTGCTGGCCCCGCCCCCGGACAGCGTGGAGCAGATTCCCTATCGGTACATCACCTCCAACCTAGCCGTCGCGTCTGATGGGACCGGAGCGGCGAACCTCTCCGGCGACACCGATGAACCGATTGTGCCGCTTCGCTACCGGCACGTCTTGGTGCCGTATGCGGCCAAGAAGTGGTTCCTCTACCTGAAAGACGACCAACGGGCGCAAGAAGCCGACGGAGAGTACGTGGACCTCGTGCGCCGGATGGCCAACGATACCTTCCCGGAGCGGGATCATCCGGTCTTTCGGACCAAGCGGCGGCGATATGTGGCGGCGCTCTCAGGGCCGTTTCGGGCCGGGGGGCGGTCCACTCGATACTCTGCGGATAGCCGGTTCGACGAGTTGAGATGAATGGACCGGGACGCCTATTTGCCGTTTTTGGAGGAGCACACGGGCCTCTCCCGCGCGCTCATCGTGCGGGTACTAGAGGCTAACAACCTCTTTTGGGAGACGCAGAAAGTCCAGTGGGCGCACGGGGAAGCGTGGGACGACGACACGGAGCCGGACGGTGGGTAATCTTTTCGCGGAACGGTTCTGGTCGAAGGTAGAACCTGAACCCATGTCGGGATGTTGGCTTTGGATTGGAGCGTGGAACCGACAAGGATATGGACAATTTAAAGTTGATGGACATCTTCGCCCTGCCCATCGGATTGCGTGGTGGCTATGGACGGGAGAACAAGTGCCCCCAGAAAAGGTGTTGATGCATCGATGCGATCTAACGTCATGTGTAAATCCTGCCCATCTTCGCATTGGGAGTATTGCTGAAAATTCAGCGGATATGGTAGCCAAAGGTAGGTCGGCCCGACATGAACGAAACTGTAAAGCCAAACTAAACTGGCAACAAGTCTCTGAGATCCGCCACCGGTATCACCAGGGCGACGTTACTCAAGTTGCCCTTTCCCGTGAGTACGGGGTCACGGATGTCATGATCTCGTACATTGTGAACGGGAAAAACTGGAGGGGGTGAGGCCCTATGCCAGACCGCCGCGCGAAAGCCATTCTTGCCTTTGCCGGAGGCTGGGCGTGACGTCGGATTTTGGCCCCTCGTACACCGTGGCCCCTCAGAATGGGGCGCTGGCACTGCCGTTCCTGCTCACGGCGGATAACATCCTCTACGAGCTGGATGGGGCTCCGCACAAGGTGGGGGGATCGACCCGATTGAACAGTACGGCCATTTCGCTCGGAACGAATACGTTCCATGGATTCGCCGATGCCTGGTATCAGGGCACGGCAGGGACTGAAACGCAGATCGAGTGGGGCTATGTGGGGACGGCCCTCTACTCTATGGATCAAATGGACGGCACCTGGGACAGCCGACTGACGGGACTGGAAGACTCCAAGGAACCCTGTTTCTTCATGGCAGGGGATACCATGATCTGGGCCTCGACGTCCACCGTGGATGTTCCCCAGGCGCTCACGGTCACGCCCGCCGCCGCCAATCTGGGCGGGACGCCCCCGAACTTCGCCTTCGGCACCTGGCACAAGAACCGCGCGTGGGCGGCCGGGGTCGTGACCAATCCCTCTCGGCTCTACTACTCGCAGTTGCTGGATGAGGCAGCCTGGAGTGGCGGCGCCTCCGGGTCGGCGGCCGGGTCGATTGACATTGACCCGGATGATGGGGACCGCATCACCGGGCTCCGGTCCCATAAGAATGAACTGCTCGTGATGAAGGGACCGAATACCGGGTCGATCCATCGGATCACGGGATCATCGGATACGGGGAGCGATGCGTTTGCGCGGACGCCCTATGTCAAGGGGCTGGGCTCGGTGAATCATAACGGCATGATCGTGGTGGGAGACGACGTGCTGTTTGTCAGTTCCCGAGGGATTCATTCCTTAGCGGCGACGGCGGCGTTCGGGGACTATGTGGAAGCGTTCCTGGCCCGGCCCATCTTGACGTACTTCCAGGACTCGCTCAACCATACGGTCCTGAACCAGACGTGGGGCGCGAACTATGCGACGAAGGGCATCGCGCTCTGGACGTTCGCCCCCTCGGGCTCCTC